TGACCTTGTAACGGGGGTATTTAATGTGGGGTGGGGGGGTTGTTATATGTGATGTCCGCAAAAATTACTGGTAACTAGGTTATTTTAGACATGACACTTATCAGTACAGTTGACTGGGATAACAGTTACAGGAGGATAATTTGTCCTGTGTAGATAAGTGTCTAGTTTATTATAGCATACACACACGCTTGTCCAGTAAAAAGAAGTAAATTCTTTTTCTTACAGTACGATTGGGGGGGATGTGTCGTTTTGGGCAGTAGCGGGCATATAGTCTAAGCTATTAAAAGTTTTATTTACAAGACCTCAGTGTCCTTGGGTACTGACTTTGTGGTAATCCCAGTCCATCTTAAAGATGCAGTCAGCTTTTTGCCGCTCCGATAGCACTTACCTGTAACACGTCTGTTATGTAAATGTTTGTATAATCACCTTACCACACTATAATTATAAAGGAAACAAAGGAGGATAATATTTACGATTTTCAAGAACAGCTTGCTGTGGGACAGCAGGGTGAAAAACTAATACAACGATTCTATGAAAACATGCGAGAGAACGGTAAGAACATCTATATCGTACGACCTGCACAGAAATGGGAGCAACAACAAGGTGCAGACTTTTTTGTAGTTAATAATGAGTTAGGTACAAAATACTTTGAAGTTAAGACAGACACACAAGCCAAAGATACAGGTAATGTAGCCTTAGAGATACAGGTAGTAGATAATGATGGCTTTAAATCCATTGGGTGTGCTATGAAAACATTCCCTGACTTTCTCTTCTACTGGATATATGGAACACCTGAAATCCTTTACTGGCAACCAAAGCGACTTAATCCCTGGATTGTAGACTGGATAGCTGATGGACATAAGATTGTTAAAACAGAAAATAAAAATTTTTTTTCACGCTCTTTGTTAGTTCCTATTCAAGAGCTAAAAGCTACGGGTGATGTAAAAAATATAAAGGTAAGTCAAGAACTTATTGATGAGGTCCTTTATTCTTAACGTTACCCCAACGGTCTGTACGTACTATAGGTTTTAAAGAATCATCTGATATGCACGGAAGTCCATCATTATGATGTTTGTATTGTTCGTTACATACTAAACACCTTTGATGTCTGTTGTATGTACTGTCTACTTGTGCCATTAGGTAATCTAATCGTATAGCGATTTCTCTACCTTTTTTGTTGATATCGTTGTCTGTTATCTTATCCATGGGTAAACTATAATATCATAATGATTAAAACTTGCAAGGTTTGTAATAAACCTTTAACCTTTATTAGAAGGTGGAAGTATTGCAAAAATCTTGCATGCATAAAATATAACGTTAAATTGAGGAGATATGATGCGGAACGGCATGAAGAAAAAATCAAAGTCCAAGAAGAAGAATAAACGCAAATCTAACAGAATGTACTAATATAGTTTTATGACTATAAACGACCAAGAACAACTTTCTAGTAATTTACCTAAAGCATATCAACTTGCTCCTAAAGGTAATCAGAAATGTAGCAACTGTAGTTTTTATGAGAATACAGGTAATTGCTCATTATGGGATGCTATTGTACAACCGTTTGCTTGGTGTAAGAAATGGAAAGGTGTTGCTAATGCCACCTAAGAAAAAACCACAAAGGAAACCTATTAATGCAAAAACTAAAGCCACACTCCAAAAAAAGGCAGCTAATTCAAAATACACCTATGGACAACTTGCCTCCGTATATCGAAGAGGACAAGGAGCATATTTATCATCAGGTAGTAAGTCAGCTTCCATGGCTGCTTGGGCTATGGGGAGAGTTAATTCTTTTATTAGGGGTGGTCATTCTCAAGATAATGACTTAAAGAAGAAAGGCGGTAAAAAACGTGCCTCCAAAAAAAAGAAGTAAACGTAAGGTTAAATATGAAAAAGGTGTACCTGCTAAGTATCTTAAGAATAAAAAGAATTCTAAGTCTTCTGTTGCACGGGAGATTAAAAGTACATCTGCCGCTTATAAAGCAGGAAAGTATATTAATTTGAAAAAAGTACAAAAATCAAGGGCTGTTAGGAAAAAGAAATAATGGCTATAAATTATAGAGGAGAAAAGTTTTCAGGTTATAACAAACCTAAACGTACACCTGGACATAAAACTAAATCACATGCTGTACTTGCTAAAGAAGGCAGTAAAGTTAAATTAATTCGTTTTGGACAAAAAGGTGTTCAGGGTGCAGGTAAAAATCCTACATCTGCTAAACAGAAAGCTAGACGTAAATCTTTTAAAGCACGTCATGCTAAAAATATTAAAAAAGGTAAAATGTCTGCAGCTTATTGGGCTGATAAAGTAAAATGGTAAATGTAGTATGTGCTGTACCTGAGTGCAGTAATTTACTTCCTAAAGGACAGAGAAAATTTTGTTCTGATAAATGTAGACAGTTAGTAGATAAAAGAAAATGGCGAGCTAAACAAAATGGTGAAGTTTATATTCTTGAAGAAAAGAAAACTAATCTTAAAGCTAAAGAGCCTAAGAAAAAAACTACAGCTAAAGATGGACGGGTTTCTGCTAGACGTGGTGATGTATACGAAAAGTTTGTTAGAGATGGATTGGTCCAAGAAGTCCTTCAAGATGATATATCAAGAGATGATGCAGCTAAAATACTTAAAGTATCTAAAGCACAGATATCAAGATTTCTTGCAGCATATCAAGAAGATTTAGAATCAGAAAAAGCACAAGCTGATTGGGATGTACCTGAACAAGCTATTGAAGCATTAGATTCATTTGTAGAATTTAGAAATAGATATTTTTTAACAGAGAAGGGTATTCCATTTGAAACTGCACCATTTCATATGGAGTGGATTAATTCACTTAACAAAGCTATAGAAGAAGGTGGACAGCAAATGATACTGTCACCTCCACGTCATGGTAAGACTGAGTTGTTAATTCACTTTACTATTTGGCGTATTATGAAAAACCCTAACATAAGAATTATGTGGGTAGGTGGTAATGAAGATATTGCAAAGAACTCAGTGTCTTCTGTAATAGATACATTAGAGTCAAACGAAGGACTTAAAGAAGATTTTTGTGGACCAGGTGGTACGTTTAAACCTAAAACAAGAACTGGTAAATCTTGGTCACAAAATGGTTTTACTGTATCTACAAGAACAGTACACGGTATAAAGTCACCAACGCTTATTGGTATAGGTAAAGGTGGTAAGATACTTTCCCGTGACTGTGATTTAATTATTGCAGATGACATTGAAGACCACGCTTCTACTGCACAACCACGTGCAAGACATAACACAAAAAACTGGTGGACAACAACGTTAGCATCACGTAAAGAGGAACATACAGCTATTATCGTTATTGGTTCAAGACAGCACCCTGATGATATATATAGTTCCTTATTAGATTCAGAAGCATGGGAAACTATTGTAGAAGAAGCACATGATTCAGGTTGTCAAATACCTGAGTTAGAAGAAGAAGAACACGTAGACTGTATGCTATGGACAGGATTTAGAACATACAAATGGTTAATGTCAAGACGTAGAGATGCTATGACTACAGGTGGTTTACAAAGATTTGAAATGGTTTATCAGAATAGACCAGGAGAAGGTGGAGCAACTATTTTTAATGTAGAAGCAATTACAGAATGTATGGACAATACGCAAGTAGTAGGAAAGATACCAAGAAACTCTTATCTAGTTGCAGGACTAGACCCTGCAGCATCAGGTTATCAAGCAGCATTTTTATGGGCAATATTAGATAATGGGGAAGATTCTCTATTACAGATGATAGATATACAAAATAACAAAGGTGGTGGTATAGAAGAAGCATTACAAGTTATTAAAGAATGGCACAAAATGTATAACTTATATCACTGGGTTATTGAAGAAAACAACTTTCAGAAAGCTATACGTCAAGACCCTAGGATAAAAGAATATGCAAATGTAAATGGAATTATTCTTGAAGGACATGAAACCTATAAAAATAAATGGGATAGTCACTTTGGTGTAACTTCTTTAGCTCCTATGTTTCAAGATAAACTAATTGTTTTGCCATACGGTAATACAGAATCACAGATTAAATCTGAAATGTATAGGAAGCAGTTATCTTATTTTTCTGCTTCACGGAAAAATATATACAAATCTGATATAGTTATGGCAAGTTGGTTTCCAATGAAAACAATAAGGCGTTTACAAAAAGAGAAACTTGCTACAATGGGTATGGATTACTCACCTAGT